CTGGTGGGCCCGTTCCTCGCCGAGCTCTGCCGTCTGCAGGCGGAAGCGAAAGCCTAGCGGCAGCGTCGCATCTTCCACGACCGCATTGAAGGTGGTGAAGAGTTGGTAGCCAAAGCCCATTTCCTGCGCATTGACGAGGCAGACGGCGCCGGCCAGGTCGTACTCGCGCATGATGAGCAAGATCATGCTGAGGGCTTCTTGCGTGCGGGGATCTTCCAGGCGTCTCTCGTTCAACATGCCAGTTCTCCTAGGCAACATGCCATGGAAAGGGTGCATCAGCGTGGCCCGACTGGGGGAGCACCAGTACGGCGCCACTCACAAAGAGCCAGACCATCTGCTGGGGCGGCTCACGCTCGCGCTTACAGAGGGTCCCGTCGTGCGCACAGTGAAACACCTCATAGGCGTAGAGATGGTCCCCCTGGGCCGGGATGGCCGAGTCAGTAAAGACCGCCACCATCTCCTGCTGACACGAGAGACACCGGGGCGTCATCGCTGGGCTCCTCGCTCGGGCTTGCGATACGCCAGGGCTTGTGCGGCGAGTGCCCAGGCCGCCTCGAAGTCCCGGTCGATATCGTTACTCTCGGTCATGGCGTCGGCAAACGCCCACGCCGTACTGTCTTCCAGGTCACCGTAGGCGTCCCCGTCGTCCAGGGCCGGGTTGATGTCCGCCAGCATGCGGGCGAGGTCGTACTCGCCGGGGAAATGGTTGTCCTCCAGGTCGGTATCCCAGCCCGGAAACGCGTCATGAAAGGCCTTGCACACCGCCCACCCTACACAATATCCGTGGGGCGCGGCGGTGTCCCGCTGGCTGACGGGGTGGGGATAGCGCAGGCGAATCTCCGCAATCGTCGGCATAGGGGCTCCTCATACGCTAGGAGTCTCTGGCGGTAAAATGATGACCGGCTTTCCCAGTTTCTGGGCCGCACGGATAGTCGCCCACGTCCCCGACCGCCGCTCCTTCTGCGCATGTCTTGGGGCAGCTATCAGGACATCACAGGCATCCACAATAGCCTGGTTGCGCTGGAGATACGGGAGCGGAGCCGCCCGTCGCACCCGGCTTGGCCCGGCACAATATGCCCGCCAAGTGCCGTTGTCGGGGGGATGCACATGGACGATAGCGCCCAGGATCCAGGCAATCTCGTGCGCCTCGGCGTCGGCGCCCTGGCAATCGCCGTGATGGAAGGCCCACGCGTCGGCCACAGCATAGGGGGCCAACCGCGCTGCGAGTGCGTCGGCCTGCGCCGGCGTCATGCCGTGTCGCGTGCCGGTAAAGCCAATATGGATCATGCATGCTCCCATGCGCCCTCGCCCAGGTACCGCACGCGCGCGCACCGCCAGCCGCGTGGCTGGCCCGTGTAGGCGTCCACGACCTGCCGCAGGAAGCGCCCGCAGGTCGGGCACTGGGGCCGGGGCGGGATCGCCGTTTGTCTGGCAGTACGTGCTAGCGTCGTACTAACTTGTGTCACATTAGTATGTCTCTAGTACGTTATAACGCATTGATATTTCAAGACAAACATGCTATACTCCTGGCCTGGTATACTTCCCATGTGCGGCTAGGCTCGCTACCGAACGCCAGTTCCCGACTGGTTGCCGCACAGGACATCTCGGGACAATCTGCGGGAGATTGTGTATGGCAACACCCCTACCGACATGCCCCACGTGTGGCACACCATTTCACAAAAAACAAGACGCTCACCTCTATTGCAGACCTGCCTGCCGTCCGTCTGCGCACAAAAACTATGGCAGGCACCGCTTTCAGTGCCCGCAGTGTGCGCAGTTTTCCTCCAAGCGTGGGTTGTGTTCTTCTCTGTGTAAACAGGCCTGGTTACGGACCAGACAACAACGGACTACCATTGCTCATTATGCCCACCCTGCACAACCGCCATCTCTCGCCTCTTACCAGAAGGATGACGAACTCTTTGCACAGCGTATGGTCTATACCTTCAACGGGATCACCTGGTGGGCAACTCCCTGTTGTTATTGTGGCGATCCTGCTGAAGCGCAAGACCACGTGTTTCCGCTCGCAGCCTTCGAGAAACTGCGAGCGGCTGGACGATGCGCGATCCCAAACGATCTCTTGCGCATTGTGCCAAGTTGCCATGAATGTAATAGCCTGCTCGGCGACAAAGTTTTTCGGACCTTTGCCGATAAACGACTGTATGCCAAGACTGCGCTCTCTCGGCGCTATTATGAAGTCCTAGACTACCCACAATGGGAGCCAGACGAGTTGTCGACGCTGGAGGGTCGGATGCGGACATGGATAACCCAGCGACAAGAGGCGAGAGATTTGGTTTTTGAGCGTTTGCGCTTTTAAGACTTCTCATTCCACCACCCTTGCCCCGATCGTTGATCCTGGGGCACGCTAGGGGCCTTTGCGAGGCGTTTCCGTGACAGGGCTCTCCTTGTACATAGCAGACACCAAAAATGGCCTATTAGGCATTTCTGTCCTTCTCCCCCTGTTCTGCGGCCTCCCGCTCCTCCCGCGCAAAGAGGTCCTCGCTGCTCAGCTGCGGCCCCGGAGGCGACTCCCCTTGCGGCGGCGTGTCGGCGGCGTCCGGCACCGCTGGCGGGGGCTCGCGGCGGGGGCTCCGTGCCGCAGGCCGCATGGCGGGGGGTATCACCACCTCGCCCGTAACCGTCGCCTCGGGGCCGTTCTGGGCGGTGCGGGGCTGGACCTCGCCGGTCTGCGGGTCGACCACGTCTGCGCTCGCCGGGTCAAGGGCGGGCTGCAGCACGCTGGGCACCGGGACATAGGCCGTGGGGTTGCTCGCATCAAACAGGTCTGTGAGGTTGCGCTGATGCCGGGCGGGGGGAATGTCCTCCAGCAGGCGGGCGTCATCGTCGTCCAGCAGTTGCCGCTCCGCGGGGGTGAGTTGGACGTACTTCGCCACCCGCTTGAGGCAGGTTTTGCGGCGCATCATGGTCTTGTTGTCTAGCCAGGGGCCGCTCTCATGGCCGGGGGCTTGCTTTTCGATCTTGTCGAGCTCGTCCAGGGAGAGGACCTCGAACGCACAGGTGCCGTTCTTGAACATGATAGCCCCGTAGTAGAACAAGTCTCTGCCCGGCTTCTTGCCCAGGGTAATCGCCGGCCGGTGGAGCGGCCGGTCCTGAAACATATCAAACATCCATTCATCGCCGTCCTGGACGGGATGAGCAAAGGCGCGGCGGACTTTGCCGGAGCGATCCAGCACGCGCAGGATGCCAAAGTAGTTGGTCACGCACTGCGCGCCTTTGCGGCCGCCGTAGCGCTTTTGTTTGAAGGGCAGGAAGTGGCAATCCCGCCCGGGCATGAGGCCATAGGTGGCCGCATAGATGATCGCGTCGCGGAGACTCTCAATCACACTATCGTAGAGCGAGGGCCGGCCCGTGATTTCGAGCCAGCAGGCGGCGCGAAACTGCTCGCTGGTGATATCGGGCGGGAGCAGTTTGTAGACATCGGGCATCAGGCCCTGGAGGAGCCGCAGCACCGGCGCCGGGATTTGGGCGCCCTTGGGGACTACTGCGGTAGTGGGGGTCTCAATACTGGTCGTTGCCATGGATCACTCCTTGCTATGTGCAGGTGAGGCCTCCGGAGAGGCGGGCTTGGGTTTGCGTTGCTGATACTGCGTGCGGCCGGCCGCCCGTTGGCGGGCTTCGCCAGCCCGTACTGCCTGGCAGACGGCGGCATGTTCTACGAGGCTCCGACTCCGATGCACGGGGTCGCCGTCCTCGGGAAAGAAGTGCGCTTCCTCCAGGCTCGTCCAGGTGACCGCGTGGGCATCGAGGCGGACGCGCGCGCCGCCGGGCCCCACGGCCTCGATTACGTCATGCTGGCACTGTGGGCAGCGGGGCATGGCTAGGCCTCCTCCGTGGCCGCCCCGCGGCGGCGCAGGTCGGCATTGCGTTGGACGGCGCGCACCGTCGCGTGCCAGCGGCAGTAGCGGGCGCGGGGTTCGGACCGGGGGACGGGATCAATCTCCCAGCAGTACCGCCCGGGGCGAAAGTACAGGGTGTGCGTGGCGGCACGAGGGTGCGTCAGCGTACAGTCGCGGCAGGGGGTCATCGCGACTCCTCCCCGTCCTGGCCCTCGGGCAGCGTGCCCTGCTCCGGTATCAGCTTGTCCATAGGCGGCGTCTGCCGCAGGGTCTGGTCCTGGCCCGGGCTCAGGTCATCGGTTAGCGGCAGCCACCGAGCCGGGTCTGGGGGATTCACGCGCTGTGGCGGACGGGTTTTCGCCTCCGCCTCCTTCTGCGCGAGCATCGTCATCAGGTCGTCCACCAGGGCATGCACGCTGGCCTCGGGCATCTCCACTTCCCGCCAGGCGACGAGCTCGTCTTCGGTCATCGACCAGCGCGGATCGGCCTCGGGGCCCCCACGCGAGGCCGCCCGCTGCTCGCGCCGGATGTCCTCCATGAGCGTCGCGAGGTCCTCAATGGAGGGCACATGCCGGGGCAAATGATTGACGGCCCAGCGCTCGATGGCGGGTTCAATGAGGGCGGCGGAAAAGGGCTGCAGGCGCTTGTACCACAGTTCGAGCATCGCATTGGGCAGCTCCTGGTAGCTCTGGCCATAGAGCTGGCGGAGTCGGGTATTGAGGTGCGTCATGTCATGGGGTTCCATGGTCAGCCTCCTTGCGCTGCATGTAGGTTTCGAATGGCTCGTCGGTGCCCTCAGCAGTCTCGTCTAGTGCCACTAAGGGATCGTCGTAGCGCATTTCTTCAATCCAGGTATAGAGCGTGGGAATTTGTCCAGGCTTGCGCCCGACCCATTGCGTGATTTTGAGCCGTTCAACCTTCGCCATAATTTCCGCCGTGCGGGCCTCCAGATTTCTGGCGACCCACAACGTACAGGTCTTCCGTTGCCGGTCGCGGCGATGGGTAGGGTAGGCGTCCCAGACGCGGGTAAAGCCGGCGGGGGGTTCCGTAAACATGCCGTTGAAATTGACCAGATGTTCCGTATGCAGCTGGCTTTCTACTCGCTCATTCTCCCCTTGGGGGGTAAGGGGGGAGGGGTTTTCTTCTTTCTTCTTGGGATCTTCTTCTTGGGATCTTCTTTGGTTCCCTAATGAAACACTAGCGTTCCCTAATGAAACACTAGCGTTCCCTAATGAAACACCAGAATCTTCAGCGTTCCCTAATGAAACACTAACATTGCTTTCCTCTCTATTTTCAAGGACTTCAGTGTAATTTGCAGCGTTCCCTAATGAAACACCAGAATCTTCAGCGTTCCCTAATGAAACGCCAGGCGTGTTACTCTCTCTTTTTTCAAGGAGTTCTGGGCCATTTTCTGTGTTCCCTAATGAAACACTGGGCTCGTCGTCCTCTGCAGAAGAGGGGGTATGAAACTCCTGCATATTGTCTGGCCAGATATCCCGGATAAAGACCCTGTCGGCATCTCGATTTGCTCGAGACCCCTTCTCAATTCGAATAAGCCGTGCCTTGAGCAATTCTTGTTTAGCGCGACTGACGGCGGCACGGCTGAGCCCGGACTCCAGCGCAATGGTGGTCGTGGTGCGATAACACACACCCTTGTCGCCAATCACGCATTTGAGATAGACATACAACCACTTCGCATCAAGGGAAAGGCGGCGGCTTTTGAGCCCGCGGATGACCGTATTGGGGATCTCTGTCCTGTATTTATGCAGCGAACCCTCGTCAGCATAGGCTGTCAGTCGGTCTTGGGGCTTCTGTTTGCTCGGGTTCGTGCTCATGGCGGTGTCCCACTGATTAGATTTTCTCGTTTGAATGCGCTATGATTTCATTTGGTAGCCAAAATGTATCCAGATCATAACTATAATTTGGTTGCATTGCAATGCTAAAATAGTTATTCTTACTGGCGAAGGAGGTGCATCTATGGCACGCAGCAAGGCCGCTTCGGACGCGATCGAGTCGTTGACCGTACGATTTCCCAAGGAGGTATTGCAGGCACTGCGCGAGAGCGCCAAGGCCAATGATCGTAGCTTGAACCAAGAGATTGTGAATGTAACACGGCGCCGCGTAACGTCCCAGCAAACTACGCAAAGAGACCATGATCTTGTGTGCTCCAATACCGAGGAATGATGCCGCTACCCCCTAACGCCTGGAGTCCCCCATGCAGATGGTCGTCGAGTGCCTCGTCTTTGTCGCTGGCATGGCGTGCGGCGCCGCCCTCACCCTCGACTGGGTGACGCGGAGAGGCGCCGCGCCCTTCCAGCGCCGTGAGCGACCGTAACCCCTGGAGGTCCTCATGTCCCCTGAGCTGCTGACCCAGTGCCGCGCGCTTCTGGCGGCCTACGCCGCGGCGTCCTCGGCGTCGGAGCGCCTCACGCTCGGCGTGCGCCTGGCCCACCTGACCCTCGTCCACGGGCCGGTCCTCGCCGTCCTAGCGCCGGAGACCTACGCCGCTGCCATCGCCATTACGCGGGCTCCGGCCTATCCGCCGGAGCCCCAACTGGCGTTGTTTCCCGCGGTACGCCCTGGCGGTCCTGATGGCCCGTAAGCAGTCCGAGACGCCTGGGCCGCCCGTCCCCGCGGCGCCGTCCGTGCCGTCGGGCGGAGATGTTCAATAGGGCGCACGCACACCGGCCCCCAATGCGGCGTGGCGTAGCCCCCTGTGGGCGGCCGCTTAGCCAGGGGGAAGGTGAGCATCGCCCCATCAATCAGGTAACTGGTGAGCGAGCACGGCTCCTGCCAGATGAGGTGCGCCGTGAACAGCGCCTGGAGCGTCTCGACCCAGGCCTCGCTCATGCCGGCCCAGAAGAGGAGATTGGGCACCTGGGGCGCCTCCGCGGCCATCTCGCCCCGCGTCTCCATAAACGGCTTGAGGACCTTCGGCATCTCCGCAAACGTCACGTAATCGTGGGCACGAATATAGGCGAGGAGGGCGGCGGCCGCGGGCGGCAGCCCCTCGGCGGAGCGGTACGGCTCATACGGCGGCTTCTTAGCCATGTTTCCTCCGCTTCTTCTTGTGGCAGGGGGCACACAGGGTTACCAGCGCCTGCCCTGGCACCTCCCAGGGCATCACCCCAGCTACGTACCACTTGTGGTGGACCTGCAACTCTTTCGTCGTGGCCCGGCACTCCTGGCACGTCCAGCCATCACGGGCGAAGATCTGCAGCCGCTTCTGTTGCCACCTGGGATCGCGCAGCAACTGCCGATAGGCACTTCGCCTTGACGGGGGTGTGCGGCGCCGGGCCGTGCGACGCATCTACTGCTCCTCGACGCCCACCTGTAACGCCTGGCGCTCGTTCGGCGTGAGCATCTCATACAAGAAGCGTAGGCGATCCTCCGGCGTGACCTGACGCCAAGAGCGATGGAGGGAGTCGAGCGGAGTTGGGCTCTCCGGCGCTACGGGGGCCTCGTGGGGGACCTCCTGGGCGCGGCACCTCTCACAGCGGTTGCCTGGCGTACCAAAGAAAATACCGCCGCACTCGTAGCAGCGGACGCGGGGGAGGACCTGCGCCGGCACAAACGCCTGCGGGGTCCGGGTGGTGTGGGCATCATGCCGGCGTGTGGCCATTGTGTCCCCTTTCTTTCGCTAATTGCGGCGGAGCCATACGGTCAGCCGGGCCTGGGCGCCGTGCCAGAGTCCCTCCTGGGCGCGGCCGTGCACGAGGCGCTGGGCGCGGTCTTTGTGGTCCTCTCGGTGGCGCCAGGCGCGCAGGAGCCGCAGCGTCTCTGCTTTGGCTTGGCACGTCTGTCCCGGCATCGTGAGATACGGGGCGGCCCAGGGCTGGGTCACGACCTGCAGGGCCGTGCCGTCCTGGCGTTCGCGCGCGTGGATGAGCGTGCGGAGGGCATCGTGGGTCATGGCTGTTTCCTCGTGAGCAGGTGCTCGATCAGGGGCCATTGGTCGGGGCGGTAGACGGCAACGTGCGTCCCGCTGGTCTGGCTCAAAAACTCCTGCCAGCGTTGTTGCTCTAGGGTCAGCTTTCCGTCTTTGCTCTTTAATTCCCACAAATAGAGCGGGTGGCCCGGCTTCGCTATCGTGCAGTCCACATACCCTACATCACTTTTTCTGGACGAATAGGTATGGTAGAATAAAAACCCATTCGCCAGCGCACACTGTCGCACCCGACCCAACAGCACGCCCTCGGGCGTCTCAGGGTCCATGGCGCGTGCCGGCGCGGGCAGAGTCAGGGCCGGGTCGAGCGCCAGGCCGTGGTGCTGGGCGTGGGCAATGGCGTCGGCTTCGGTCCACCGATCAGGCGGGCGCATGGGTTACTCCTCACAGGAGGCTCCTTGAGCGTAGAGCAAGCGGGGACAATACGCTGGAATCCTACGACGCTCGGGCGCGTGAGACAACCCTAAAAAGCAGGGCCATCCTGCCTTGGTGCAGCGGCTGCCGGACGAGGCGGTCGTCCGGCTCTGGCGCTTCGTCTGCTGGGGGGTCAGCCATCGGTCGTAACCTGCACCGACGGGGATCGCCTGCGGGCTACCCTCGCAGGGCTCTCCTGCGAACCGAGATCACCAGGCCGTACGTAGGGTGCGCTATCGGTTCATCGTTCCTCCTTTCTCTTGAATCTATCTTCATCTACCAACCGGACCAGCCCAAGTCGTATGGCGAGTTGTCCTAAGGTAAACGATGACTTGTGCCGCGCCCAGAAGCCCGCACAGATGGCCCGCGTACTGTGGTGACATATGCGAAAGCCCTCAAAGAAACCCAGCATGCGGGGATCGCGGATCTGGGCTTCGAGGGCGTCCACGTCGAGCGGGGACTTTGGCCGGTAAATACACGTTGTGCATTGTTTGCGCTGGACGAGCAGGCCATCCTCGTCGCCGTCGGGCTTAGCGGCGGGGGTCGTGTTCCTTCGCATGGCGTACCTCCTCATCTAGGTGTTGACAGGCCGCCCGCTGCTGGTGGGCCGCCAGGGCTTTGCGGTGCGCGCTGGCGACACTGGTGGCTCGCACTTCGTGCACACACCAGCACCAGGGCAGGTCTCCGGGCTGCCGCCGCCGCAGCGTGGCATGCCCGTTTGGGAGCCAGGGGGCAAGCGTCACGTCAATCCGGTAACGCCGGCGGGGGGTCGCCATAGCTTCCTCTCCTTTCTGGGGTCTAGGGTTCACCTGGCCCGGTAGGGGTTCATCGCCGAAACATCGCTTCCCGCTAGGGGGCTTCGTGCCCCCGGTGGTCGTGATGGGTGACGGCGAGAGGTGGCAGTCCTCTCGCCGGTGTTTCTGCGGTGCTCTCGTGCCCAGTGCCTAGTGAGTTGCGACACCGTTTGCAGGTGATCCGGTGGGCGCCTCTCTCCTCAACTCTCGCCCCCCAGCAGCTTTCTTCAGGATCAACCGCGAGGAGGTTGACGCCACAGAGCGCCTTGTAGGTATCACCTGCAACACGATTGCAGGCGTGCCATTTGCGGTTACGGTTGAGGATGGGGTCAATGGTGAGGCTTGCACGGGCGTCGAGCCCCTTCATGCCCGTATGGGTATAGCGTTGTGCGTCCATCGCTCTCTCTCCTTGGTGTGTGGGGGCGGCGTGCCCCCGGTGGTGGTTGCTAGCGGCCCTTGCAATGTTTGCCGTCGGCATAGTGGCTATACCACACGCCCTTGGCGTTCTCGTGCCGTTGCATGAGTGTCCCATGTATGGGGCAGGCGCGCGTCTCCGGCTCGCCCTCCGTGCGGGCGGGCTGCGTGGCCGCCGGGTAGCGCGCCAGGACGCGCTCTAGCCGCGTCAGGACCTCGTCTTCTGCCACGCCGCGGAGGGTGAGCTGTACCTCGCGCCCGGCGATCGTCAGGCGGACATTCACGCTGGTCGGCGCCTCGGGTAAGGCCGCGGGGGCTTCTGGCGCACCCGGCGCCGCCAACTCCTCTAGGGTGCGCTTGTAGAGCAGGGCCGCAAACCAGTGCTTACACCGCGCCTGGGGGGCCCCAAACTGCGCATCCTTGCAGGGGCAGGCGCTATTCACTAGATACGTGTGCGCCGCCTCGCCCTCCTGGGAGCAGACGCTGAAGTGGGTGCCGTCGTCCTCCGGGAAGACGCCGCCCGCCACGACAATCGCGTGGCCCATTTCGAGCCGGCCGTGCTGCTCCTGCGGGAGCTTGGCATGGGCAATGGCCGTGAGTTGGGTGAGCATCGCGGCGAATGTGGTAGGCTTGTCGCCGCCGGGAAAGGGTGTTACGGTTCGCATCGGCGTTTCCTTTCTGGGGAAGGGTACGGGCAAGCGACCGTCTGGTGTTCGCCCACCTGGCGGTCGCGCGTGGGCTCTCAGTAGCGCTGTCGGGCGTCCTCCGCTTCGGTGGGGCGCATGCCGAGATCCTGCGCCGTCATGCGCGTGAGGCACCCACGTTCCATCTCCTGTTGGAGTGTGGTCGGAGACAGACGTGGGAAGTCGTAGACGAGGCGGATGATCGCCTCAGCGCCGGCCTGGGTCTGTGCATCGGTGCCGAGTCTTACCTGGAGGCGCCTGGAGAGGTCGAGGGCGCTGAGGAGGCTCATGCCGCCATCACGGGCGCGGGCGAAGGTGAGGGTATAGACCCCGCGTATCTGGCAGAGTTGCTCCGTCGGCGTGAGATACGTCACCTGCGGTGCGGCGCCGGCAGGGCGCGGCGTCTTTGGACCGGCCAGGGTACTCCCGGCGAGAAGCAGCGTACTCAGGGTCAGGGCGAGGGTGGTCGTGGTGCGGATCATAGGGTCTCCTTGTGGTGCTGGGCTGTGGAAAGCAGCCCTGGTGGTTGTGGTTACTCTCGTGTCCAGTACGCTTCGCAGGCGTCGTAGGTTGCTTGCTCTTGGGCGATAGCGTCAGCCACGCCCTTGGGTATCAGGTACGGCAGCAGCTGCCTGGCTGCGGTGACGTTGTGGCGCAGCGTGTCGGCGTCTGGTGGGTACGTGCCGTCGCTGTCGTGGGCGAGAATGTCCAAGTAGACCAGTACGTCCGCCAGGTTGCGGCTAGCGTCCTGCAGGGCCTGTTTGATGTCGAGGAGCGGATACGATTGCCTAGGCATACGGTCTCCTTGTGGCGGGGGCGGCGTGCCCGCCCCGGATGATCTACGCCGCCAGGATGGCGGCTTCGCGTTTCCGTGTCTCTAAGAGGTGCGTAAGCCTTCCAAGAGACTCCGTTCGTCGGTGGTCAGTGGGCGAGGAAACAGCAAGGCGCGTTCGAGCACGTCTAACGCGGCATTGGTCCGCACATCGAGGACCTGACCGCGGTCGTTGGTCATCGCACGTTTGCAGCGGTCATAGGCGTCGTAGAGGGCACGGCCCTGGGTGCCGGCGAGCGCCGTGTCAATGAGGGTGTCTACAGGGTGTTGATCCATGGTCTCGTCTCCGTGTGGCGTGGCGGGGGTCGCAGCCCCCGGTGGTGGTCTATGCTGCCCAAATCGCGGCTTCGCGGCGCCGGGCATCGAGGATCGTCAAGTCCGTCCCGGCCTCCAGATCGGCTAGCCGGGCCTCATTCACTACATCTACTCTCCCAAAAAGCATCAGCGCCGGGGCATCGGCGTCCGTGAGGCGCTGCACGTGGTCGTCGTCGCTCACGAAGTACACCTCGCCGCGGTGGTTCCGAAGCGCCGTGCCGTAGGTGCCCTGAAACGTCGCGTGATAGGCGATGCGCTTGTGCGCGGTGGGGGTCTGTGGTACTGTCTGCATGAGCTTCTCTCCTTCCGTTGGGGGTGGCTCTCTCATGGGGGGGCGTCCGGCTTGAGCGTGGCAGCTGGCCGGGCGTCTTCACCTCCGTGCGTTGTCGATACTGCGATCTCGCCTGTGTCGTTGCCTGCCTATCCCTGGGTGTAGAAAAGAATGCTGTTGAGCATGGCGCTGATCTCGTCGATATACTCGGCATGGCTATAGCTGAGGTTTGCTGGATAGTGCGCCACGGTCGCGGCATGCTCGTCTAAATGGGTGGTGAGTGCTGTCAGCAGGGAACGGGCATGGGCCTGGGCGTCGCTATAGGCCACCTGTTTGGGCTTCATATCTGGGAGTGATTGCATCGTTGTTGCTCCTTGGTGATGATGGGCGGCGCGTGCCGCCCGTGGCTGGTGTTAGGCGGCGTTGTACGGATAGTCAATCACGATCTGTGCCCAGCGTGTGGCGGCGGCGTACGTGTCGGTCGTCCAGGCTACAGTAGCGCGGTCGTCGACATACGCCGTCACCGTATACTGCGTCGGACTCTCTTCAACGATGGTGGCGCTTTGCTCGTAGTTGACCAGTATCGTGTGGGTCATGGTGTCTCTCCTTGGTGTCATCTGAGGTTTATGCTGCCTGTGAACAGCTACGCGGGATGCGTAGGCTCATTACACCGTTTGTCTCTCGTCGCCAGGGTCGTCGCGTTCGATGCTCTCCTGGTGGGGCGTTTGTCTTCAGTCGGCTTCGCGGGGAGTGTACCGCTTCGCGCCCTGCCGCTGTCGTTCCCTCCCCGGTTTCTAAAGTGCCGGCACTCACGAGGTACTTGACTCTGTCGCGCCCATCGCGTTGTCAATCAACCAACCATCTTGCTAGAGAGTATACAGACTCCATAATGGAGAGTCAAGTGGTCCTAGGAAGATTTTTTCATCTTTCGTTGTCCAAGCACAGAACGTACAAGTTTTTCAAAGCGTTGCGTGATCTTCTCACGCCCGGTTTCGAGGCGGTAGATATAGTTGGCACCATAGCCAAGCAGTTCGCCCATGGCGCGCTGAGTGAGCGCGTGCGCTTGTCGAAGGCTTTTTAATTCCTGGGCAGTCATCGCTGACACTCCTCTCCAATATGTTTAGCCTATGTCGAGTATACATTTTGGAGTGCTTCTCTGCAAGGAAAGATTGCGGTGGCCGTTCCCCCCACTTTCCCCTTGACATCCCCCCGCCGTCTCTTACACACTAGTAAGGCGTATTTGATTCTGTTCTGTACATCGGCGTTGACGTTTCGTCTCGCGTTCGGATTGGGCGCCACAGTGGCGGGCAGGCCTCAACCGCCTTCCTGACTCGCGCAAGTCGAGTACGCCCATCTCACCCCTCATCCCTACTCTCTCTTTCTCTCCTTGAGCGGAGCGGAGAGGCGTGGTGGCGTCGTCACGTCCCTGGAAGGAATTGAAACCATGGCCGAGCAGTCCCCGTGTCCGCACAGCAATATTGAAGCCCAGGTGCAGGCACGCCCGACCGCCACGCTTCCCCAGGGCCAGCGCTATCAGGTCCTCGTGCGCCTCCGCTGTGCTGCGTGTACCACGCCACTCACCTTTGAGTTGCCCCCCGGCTTTGTGGGCGATACCATGCACGCCGCGACCATGTCCAGCGATGCCTTTGAGGCACGCCTCGGCGCCACCCTGAAGACGGCCGTGCCGACGCAGGACGTGGGCCCCTGGCTCGCGGTGACGGTCCTGCCCCAGGACACGACGCCCGCGCCTACGACCCCGCTGCCGGTCCCGGCTCCGGTGTAGTGGCATGGCGCCCCCGCTCACGCAGCTCTCGCCCGAGCAGCTCACGCTCGTCGCCATTGCCGAGCTCAAGCCGCATCCCCGCAACGACGGCAGCCATCCCCCGGCCGAACTCGATCACCTCAAAGCCTCGATTACCCAGCACGGCATTTACCGCAACGTCGTCCTCGCGCAGGACGGGACCCTGCTCGCCGGGCATGGCGTGGTCGAAGCCGCCCGGGCGTTGGGCCAGACGCATGTGCCCGGCTACCGCCTGCCGTATGCGCCCGATGACCCAGCGGCGTTGGCGCTACTCGTGGGGGACAACCACATTGCGCGGCTGCGCGAGCAAGACGACCGTCTGCTGGCGGCGCTGCTGCAGGACCTCGCAACCGACGATCCGCTCGCGCTGCTCGGGACGGGGTATGATGCAGACTCGCTGGCGGCGTTGGTACAGCAGGGTCAGGTCCCGGACTTTCAGCCCGTGGGGATTGACGAGCAAGGACGTCTCGATGAGAAGCAGCCACTGGAGTGCCCCGCGTGTGGGCATACGTGGGTACCATGAGCGACAAGCCCGTCCTCAAGCTGGACTGGTGTAGTTATGCCGCCGCCAAGTATGCGGTCGAGCATTGGCACTATAGTCAGAGTCTCCCGCCTTTCCCGCTGGTCACTATTGGCGTGTGGGAAAATGCTCGTTTTGTTGGCGCGGTGGTGTTTGGCCGAGGGGTGAACAAGAATCTCTGTAAAGCATATCAACGTGCTATGACCGAAATTTGTGAATTGACCCGTGTCGCTTTGACGACGCATGCCTCGGCCACGAGTAAAATTATCCGTATTGCCGTGCGGTTGTTAGCACGTGCCAATCCCGGTTTGCGGCTTATCGTGTCGTATGCTGACCCGAACCATGGGCATCATGGCGGTATCTATCAAGCATTAGGCTGGATTTTCGATGGGCAGACTCAGGCAGATTTTGTGGCGATTGACCGGGCTGGGCGCCGCTGGCATTCCCGTCAAGTAAGTGCGTCCGGCCATAAACGGAAATTTGGGAAGGTGTGTCGTGTGCCAAAGGTGAGTGAGTGTCGTGTCGTGTCCCTCTCTGGGAAGTATCGCTATCTCTGCCCGCTCGATGCGGCCGTGCGTGCCCAGATCGCCTCGCGTGCGCAACCGTATCCCAAACGCGCCACAAGCATCGTAGCTGATGCGGCTCCCGTCCAGGGAGAAGAGGGCGGTGCGACTCCGACCGTGGCGCTTTCCGGCGCAGAGGTGTCATAAATCTTTGGAATATTTGTAGCATGGCGAATAAGCATCGTTACTCAGCGACCGAGGTGGCGCAAGCGCTCATCGACACCAAGGGCATGGTCTATATTGCGGCGCAACGGCTGGGGTGTACCGTGGAGACGATTCGCCTGTACTGCAAGCGCTATCCGTCCGTCCAGGCTGCTCGTGACGCCCAGCGGGGGATCATGGTCGATACCGCCGAGCTGAAACTGTGGCAGTCCATCCAGAACGGCGAGCCCTGGGGCATTGCCTTTGCCCTGAAGACCATCGGCAAGGATCGCGGCTATGTCGAGCGCCACGAACAGACCGGCGAGAACGGCCAGGGCATGGTGTTGCGCGTCGTCTATGAGAATCCGCCTGAGCCACTCCCAGAGCCGCCGCGAGCCTTGCCGCCACCTCTCATTGATGGTCTCCAGAATGGATATCCCTCGTGAGTACGCGTGACGTGGCTCCTGCAAGGGCTCTTGCGCCGCGCGAATGCGTGATCAAACTCAAGCGGCCCCATGCGCAGCAACTGCAGTTCTTGCGCCATCCAGCGCCGCGCAAACTCATCCGCGCCGGGAGACGATCGGGCAAAACGACGGGGATCGCCATTTTGGCCGTCGAGCAGTTTCTCTTAGGCAAGCGCGTCCTGTATGCTGTCCCGACCGCTGATCAACTCATGAAGTTCTGGTTTGAAATCAGCCAGGCGCTGGCGGAGCCGATTGATGCGGGCATGTACAAAAAAAATGAGACGTTGCATACGATTGAACGCCCGGGCACGGAACAACGGATTCGTGCAAAAACGGCCTGGAACAGCGATACGTTACGCGGGGACTTCTGTGACCTGTTGATTATCGATGAATTTCAACTCTGCTCCGAAGACGCCTTCTCCTTGGTGGGGTTGCCCATGTTGCTCGATCGGAACGGGCGCTGTGTGCTGATCTACACGCCCCCGTCGTTGCGCGCGGCGGGAGCGACGAAGGCGCAGGACCCCCGTCACGCGGCCAAACTGTTTAAGGCGGCGGCGGCCGATACCAGTGGCCGGTGGATGACGTTCCATTTCAGTTCGCATGCCAACCCGTTCATTTCGACCCAGGCGTTGACGGATATCACCATGGATATGTCCAGCCTCGCCTATCGTCAGGAGATTGAAGCCGAAGACATTGACGAGGTGCCAGGCGCCTTGTGGACGCAGGCGCTGCTCGACCAGACGCGGATCACGAGCAATCAACTCCCGGCGCTGACGCGCGTGGCGATCGCCCTCGATCCTGCGGGTACCTCGCAAGAGACGAGTGACGAGATGGGCATTGTCGCCGGGGGACGGGATGCGCAGGGCCATGGCTATACGCTCCGCGATGCTTCCCGACGCGGGACGCCGGCGGCCTGTGCACGCCAGGCGATTCTGCTCTACGATCAACTTGAAGCCGATGTGCTCATTGGGGAAGCCAACAATGGTGGCGAGTGGATCGGCACGGTTATTGCCTTTGTGGCGCAAGAGATGTACCGTCAAGGGGCACGGCCCACGGCGTCCGTCAACTACAAGATGGTGCATGCGAGCCGCAGTAAACAGACGCGGGCGGAGCCGGTGAGCACTGAGTATGAACACGGGAGGATTTCGCACGTGGGCGTCTTTCCCGCGCTGGAAGAGGAAATGTGCTCGTGGGTCCCAGGCATGCCGTCGCCCTCTCGCATGGACGCGGCGGTCTGGTGTTTTACCGAGTTACTGCTCAATCAGCCTAAGCCCCTGCGGCTGATGGAGATGCATATATGAGCGTGACCCTGCCCCATCCCGCCTATACCGCTATGCTGCCCTTGTGGGGGATGCTGCGCGATGCCTACTTGGGCGAAGCCGCGGTGAAGTCGGCCCGGCCCATGAGCCTCTCGCAACGCAGTACGCGCGCCGCCCTCGACGGCACGGCCTATCTGCCCCGGCCAGCGGGAATGAGGCGTGATGAGCAGTACGCCGCCTACCGGGATCGCCCGGCCTGGACGAGTGCGACCGAACATGCCGTCCATGGCATTACCGGCTCGGTCTTCCGGCATGAGCCGCAACTCATTGGCCCTGATGCTCTAGAGCCCCAACTCGCCGACATCACGCAGACCGGCATATCGCTGCGCATGTTCTGCGAAGAGGCCGTCCGCGAGACGCTGCTTATGGGACGCTTTGGGATCCTGGTCGATTTTCCCACTGGGGACGTGACGCCCGACGGCCAGCTGCTCCCCCCGCCGCCGCAGAGTCGCCCCTACTGGGTAGCATACCGGGCCGAGGAGATCATCAACTGGCGGACCATGCAACGCGGTGGGGATACGATTCTCTCGTTGGTCGTTCTCAGAGAATGCGTGCAGGTCCCGCAAGGCCCCTGGGGGACGCCCGACTTCTTTGTGGTCAAAGATCAGATTCAGTACCGGGTCTTGCGCTTGAATGAAGTGGGGCTCTACGAGGTGAGTTTGTGGCTCGAAGACCCCGTCGGCCAGCGGACCAACGCGCAGGCGGCGACCCTCCAGCGCGTCTGGATGCCCATGCGCCAGGGGCAACCGCTCGATTACCTGCCGTTCTGCTTCATGGCGCCGTTCTCGCTAGAGCCGACCCCGGAGAAGTCGCTGCTCGAAGGCCTCGTCCGCCGCAATTTCCTCAACTGGCGGCATAGCGCCGACTACGAGCATGCGCTGCACCTTACGGCCATGCCCCAATTCTACATTGCCGCCAACATGGAAGCGCCTCCGGAGCTCTATGTGGGGGCCAGCTCGGCGCTGTTCCTGCCCGACAATCAAGCCAAGGTGGGCATTGTCGAGTTTCACGGCCAGGGCCTCCAGCCCCATGAGAACGCGCTCAAAGCCGATTTGCAGATGATGGCGGCGATGGGGGCCCGGCTGCTCGAAGGCCCCCCGGACACGCAGGAGACGGCGACCGGGGTGCAGTGGCGTATGGCGGGGAGCGATAGTCCCGTGCAGAGCTTAGTCAGCAGCGTCAGCCAGGGCTTGACGTGGGCACTCCAGGTCCACAACTGGTGGTCCGGGTTTAGTGAGAACAGTGATGAGCCGACCGTGCATGTGAGCCTCAATAAAGATCTGGTCTCGAATACGATGCAGCCCCAGATGTTGACGGCACTCATGGCGGCACTCTTAAGCGGAACTATCAGCTACGAGACTTTTTATCATAATCTCCAAAAGGGTGAGATTGCGAGGCCGCTGGTGCCCGTCGAGGAGGAGCAAGCCCTGATTGAGGATGAGCAGGCACAACGGCCGCTCGTGGCGTTGCCGCCAGGACCAGGCACGGTTCCGCCAGGGCGCAATGGCACGGCACGCACCACGGCGTAGGCGGGAGCAACGGTACTTTGCAGATCTAAGAAAGAAGAGAAGATCTCGGAGAAAACCTCGATAAATCCCCTCCCCCCTCCCACCGCTGCAAGCGTAGAGGCAAACTGCCGGTTTTTGCAAGAGGGCAAAAGCAACCGCAGCGAGGGTGGGAGGCTGAGGGAGAGGGCGTCAGGACCAGGAACGCTGCCACCGGGGCGCAATGGCGCGACGTGGCAGGTGGCCTAGGAGAGGGGCTGACATGGAAGAGACACGCTTTCAAGAACTCCAACGCCGCTTGCCGTGCCAGATGCAGGCCATGCAGGGGCAGACAATATGGACCATAGAGAGCCGTTGTTTGCAGCGCTTTCTGGGGTCACATAAAGATGCTACAGACTGGGCAAAACAACAAATAGAGCGCACTAAGCTAATTGAAAATACAGATGTTATAGTTTTCCCCCTTAAGGGGGAAAACCCCAAGGGTGGTCGTCCACGCATGGAGTATTATTTTACTTTCAACGCGGCTAAGAAGATTTGCATGATGGCCGAGACCGACAAAGGGGATGAAGTTCGCGAGTATTTTTTGGAGTGTGAGCGCCGTGCCCATGCCTTTGCTACTCCACCCCATACTCCTAGTACGTTCTATGAATGGTTAAGCATGGTAGAAAGCCTGGGCAAAGTCTTGCATGGGGAAATTCAGATTGTTCGTACCGACGTTGGCCTCCTGCAAAACACGGTTGAATCGCTTGCCGATGAAGTACAGAGCCATAGCTTTGATCTTCATGCGCTTCGCCAGCATCAACAACGCCAGGAGCAGCAGCTTGGTGAAACCCTGTCTCATGTGGAACACCAGCAACAACAGTTAGGGCATGTACAGCAGCAGCTTGACGATGTCCTGCAACACTGGGAGCTTCGTGAGTCGCAGTATCAGGCTACCCAGCGTTCCTCCTCGTCGTATGCTTCGCGTACGGAACAGGAGCCACCAATCGGCTGGCAAACACTCCCGCGTTACGTGGCAAAGGTCCGTCCTGACGGTGTGCCCTTGTATCCGGGAAAGAAGATTCCCCAAGCGCTCCATGACTGTGTGAAACGGTATTGCATGCCGCATAAATTCACACTATTTGGTCATGAGTATGCGAGCAATTTTTATAGCCCCGAGGCGCTGAGAAAGGGTTGTGAAGACTATACTCATCGGCAAAAGCTCGCGCCGAAATTGCCCAAGAACTATGATCCCCGTCAGCGGGATTTTACCTTGGATGATCCACGGAAGTCATGAACGTGTATTATCTAGCAGGAGGGCCGTTGTATGCCACTGCGAAAGGCTCCAAAGGGAGCGAGTAAGAAGACCCGTTCCAAAATTTCGTCCGCCAACATACGGGAAATGCATCGTTCGAGTCGATTTAAAAAAGTCGCCCGCAAGTTTGGCAAAGCCCGGGCCAATCGCATGGCGGTGGCGGCGGGGCTCTCGGCCATGCGCGGCGGGCGCAAACGTAAAAGGAAGTAAGGGTATGGCAACGACGAATTTTGCCACGCTCCAGGAGGAAATACAGGCGCGCATGCAGCAAGAAGACCGTGCCTATGCGTTGCAGCGGCTCCTCATCACGTTTCGTCCCCGGGCGGGAGCGCCCCGGTCCTATCGTCAACTCCTGGTGGATGTCCAGGAATGTGTGGCTGAAGAACTCCAAACGTTAGGAGACGAGTAGTGGAACCGTACGATCCGATGATGGAGGCGCTGGTCGATGCGATGCTGCAAGCCCTCGACGCGGGCGCGGATATGGCGCAAGGCTACGTGGATAAGCTCCGCCAGCTCGTGGTGAGTCTCCAGCAGATGCTGGCCGACCCCGAGGGCCATGGGCTCATGGCGGCGAAGCCCCCTGGCACGGGGGACGCGTCGCAGGCAGAGACGGAACAGGTCATGCGCCAGGCGCTGGGGCATCTCGATGCCAAGGCGGGCGATGTGGAGTTGGAGTATCTCCAGGTACTCCAGCGGCTCCAAGGAGCCATTGAGAAAGAGTTGTTTAAGTGGGCCAGTAGCCTTGTCCAGCCAGCGGGGTTTAGTGGCGAAATTCAAATCCCGGTCGGTGGCGGCGAATGGGAGCGGCATGAGGAAGCCCTCCCGCAGACGAGCCGCCTGCGGCTCACGGTGTAGGCCATGCGGACGCTCTGGGGGATTCGCCATGTGCGGTACTCTTGGCATCTCTACCAGCTGGCCCGTTGGCATGCCCTCTGGTCCGCGTACGGGTATAGCGTCCCCGCGCCCAGCGACGTGGATCATCTCGCCGCCATCTGGGCGGGGAGAGCCTAGCGCATGGCAGACGCGCTGGCGCCCTGCCCGTTTTGTGGCAGTGTCGTGATTGAGGGGTGGGAGAGCACTGTGGGCGGCACGTATGCGACGGCGGTGTGTCGGGATTGCCATGCCTGCGGGCCAGAAGGCCGCAGCATCGAGGAGGCGACTACGGCGTGGAATAGGCGCCCGCGCGCAGAGGAGGTGACGGATGCGTGAGGATCGTGCCCAGCAGCGGCGGGTGTTTGAAGAGACGATCGCCCGCGTGATGGCCGAGTACGCCCCCGCTGAGGATGTCCTGGTGGATGCGAAGGCCCTTGACGAGCGGGGACAATCGGTGGTCGTGGCGCGCTATAAGCTTCACGTCGATGGACGGATCGAGTGTTTCGAAGTGCTGGACGAGGTGCTATGGCCGAGCCCGTAAACGCGCAAATTGCCGACGCCTTTACCGCGCGTCTCCTCCAGGTGGGCCGGGCCGAGACCCGCGAGCGCCAGGAGGTCTGGGCGTTGTTGCTGCTCCTCGAAGCCGATCTGCTCAGTGCGCTCCGGGAAGCCGATCCGGCGCAGTTTTCCTTTCTCGTGGCGCGGCGGCGGGCGGTACAGTTTCTGCTCCGGGATGAGATCGACCCGCTCGTGACCACGCGGTACGCCCAGATCGCCCGCGACGTGGATGGCTTTCTCGTGGCCCTGGCGGAGCAGGAGGCCCGCGTCACCCGGCGTATTGTGAATACCGAGACCGAGGCACAGACGGTGGACGAGATGCCCAGCGAGACGGCTGTGCGGCGTGCCGTGCGGCAGACGCTGATTCCCAGCCCGGCCACGCCCACGGACTTGAGCGCCCCCGGGGACGAATGGTGGACCCGTGCGGCTGCTGGGCTCGTGACGCGCCTTGGCGATTCGCTCATGGTCGGGGTGAGCCTGGAAGAACCCACGCCGGCGCTTGTGGCACGGGTGCATGGAACCGCCGCTAACGGGTTTCAGGACGGGATTATGGCGAAGGCGAAAGAGGATGCGGCACGTTTGCTGCGGACGCAGACGACCAATGCGGTGAGTGAGGCGCGGGTTGCAACAGCAATGGTTAATAGTGATTCGGTTCAAATTGAACATCATTCGATTCTTGATTCGCGCACGTCACAAGTCTGCCTGGCGCGCAATGGCCTGCGCTATACGGCTGATGCCGATCATACGCCGGTGGGCCATAGCATTCCTTATCTTGCAGGCGTGCCGTACCATATCGCCTGACGTTCGAGCTTTATCCCGGTGGTGCCGGGGGGCGGACGGGTGCCAAACGACAGCGTGAGTAGCTGGCTCTCTCGCCGCGATACGGCCTTTCAGGATGCCCTGTTGGGGCCAACGCGGGCGCGCATGTTCCGATCGGGTGCCCTGACGCCGAAACACTTGATCGAGGCGGCCACGGGGAAGCCGCTCACGTTAGAGGAGCTCGGGGCATGATTACCGACGCGTACCGCTTCCTCACGCTCCAGGGGGAACCGGCGCTCCTGTGTCTGCTGTGCAATGGCATCAGCTTTCATGCCCAGGATATTGATTTCGTCTATTGTGCCACCTGTTGCGTCTGGCTGGAGCGGGTTCCACGAACCTATGACCCCGCGTCGCAGGGTCCGTATGGGCAGACGGCGCAGGAGGCGCCATGAGCGACCCCGCCCGCCTGGCCCGTGATCACGCGATTGCGACCCGTGTGTTTCAGGGGGAACCCTGTGGGCGTGTGGCCGAGGACTATGGATTGTCCGCCACCCGCGTGCGGCAAATTGTGTGGACGGTGGCTCATCGAGCGGGGGTGTCCGTGCTGAGCCCGTGTTCCCTCCAGGCCGTGCGGGGGTATTATCAGCGCCATGGGAGTTTGTGCGGGATCGCCACGGTCTTCCCGGCGCCTGCCTGGGCGCCGGATGGGTGGCAGCAGAAGGAGTGACGCGGATGCCGCGCGAGAATCGCTATGCGCACTGGCAGCAACAGCCGGACGAGGAGTTGCTCGACTATGAGCCGGAGCCTGGGTTTTACGCGCCGCCCGATCCCCCGACGATCCTGGAGCATCTAGAGCGCCATCTGTGCACCGAGTATCGCCGTCGCACGACACAGGAGGAAGCATGCCCGGAACCCTGACGCTCACCGGCGAGGTGTGGTTGCCCGCGCGGCTCATGGCCGGGCGTACCATGGTGGCGATTGAGGCCCTTTTGCAGGCGCAGGGCGCGCTCCCGCAGCAGGCGCAGAGTCTGCGTTGGCGCCTCGATCCCGAGACCCCAGGGAGCTATCGGCTGACGTATACCTTCACGCTGCCCGAGAAGGACCTGGAGGCGCCAGCATGACCCCCTGTTGTGCCTGTGCGCAGTGTCAGTGCTTGTGCCATCACGACTTGACCCCGCAGGACTATCGCCAGATGACGCAGGACGTGTTACTGGGCGAGCGGTTAGCATGTGTGGCGGCACGGTGGCAGACCAATACGTCGCAGTTGCGGCAGATGATTGCTCTGGTCTGCGCGGAGGCCAACCCTGCCCTGTATGCCCAGCACCGCGAGAGTGGTGGCAAAGTTCTGGAGAGGCTACGACGCTATGCGACGGATTATGGCTTTGAGGCGGCGCCCACGTATGCGGCCTGGCGGCGTGCGCGGGAGGGACGCGCTCATGTTCGAGGGGCGGTTCCTTCCGCCGATTAGTGCGACGCTGGAGGCCTTCGTGCGGGCGCATCTGCCACGGACGCCCGCTGCTCCCGGATGGTTGTGGGTCGGGGAGACCTGCTGGGTGGCGACGTATACCCAGGAGGCGATGCAGCCCGAGCACTTTGCGGGCTGGGAGTGTCTGAACCCTCGCCTGGAGGCGCCCGATGCTTGATGCCCAGGTATGGGAGCGGCTCGAACTGCATGGCGTGACGGAAGAGCACCTGCGCATGTTGGCGTGTGCCCTGGAGCTCCAGAAGAATGGCTCCCTCGCCTGGCACTTCGCGCACGGGTATCTGAGCCAGTGCGACCTGCGCCTCGTGATGCCCTCAAAAAGCTATGAGTTGTCACGGATCAGCGACGCGGTGCTCGATGGTGCGAACGTGCGGCGCTAGCGGGAAGGAGACCGCGTGCAGGCGGACTGGTTTTATCGCTTGGCCACGACGGCGAGCCTGGTGGCTGGGTCGGCCTGGATGTTTCTCGGGTCCGTGCTGGCGTTTGGGCTCTGGCTTGCCTTAGGCCCCGTCTTACACTGGAGCGACCTCTGGAATCTCATTCCTACCAGTTTGCTCACCTGGACGACGTGGATTCTCGTCATTTTGATTCAGCATACCCAGACACATCAAGAGACGGCGCTCCAGGCCAAGCTCGA